TGCATTCAGACTGACCACAACATCGGAGGCGCGTGATGTTCGGAGTGATTGGTAAAATTTTGGGTTCTGGCGATGTCATCAAAGATGGTATGGACCTGATTGATGATATGCACACGTCAGACGAAGAGCAGATCGCGGCACGCTCCAAAGCGAAAATTGATCTGATGGCTGCATACGCACCATTCAAGATCGCCCAGCGGTATTTGGCGCTGATGTTCGGCCTGACATTCTTGGCGAGCTATGCGCTTGTTTTAGGTATGACGATTTCAGGAAAGGGTGATCCGGCTGCCGTCACTCAAGTGATGGAGCAGTTCAGTATCAATTACGCAATGCTGATCATCCTTGGTTTCTACTTTGGCGGGGGAGCCGTCGAAGGATTTATCGAAAAGCGAAAAAAGTAAGGAGCGATCAATGTCCGTGGACATGAGGTCACTGACCGAACAATTAGTACAGCATGAAGGGTTGCGCCAGAATCCCTATTACTGCACGGCAGGGAAGCTGACAATCGGCGTGGGGCGCAATCTGGAGGCCGTGGGCATCTCAAAGTCTGAGGCGATGTTCATGCTCGAAAACGACGTCATTCGAGTGATGGGCGAACTGGACGAACATCTGCCCTGGTGGCGAGACCTGAGCCAAACGCGCCGGCATGTGCTGTTAGATATGGCGTTTAACCTAGGCATCTTTGGGCTGCTCAAGTTTCGGAACGCGCTGACGGCGATGCAGGATGAGCGCTGGGCCGATGCCGCGGTTGAGATGCTCGACTCGCGTTGGGCGCAGCAAGTCGGCAATCGCGCGAAAACGCTAGCCAAAATGATGGAGACTGACTCCCAATGATCCGCGACGTGCGCCAAGCACGTCACTGGAACTGCACTTATTATTACACCGGGAGACGATGCAAAAATGGGCATTTATCGCCGCGCTTCACATCGAACAAGGCGTGTGTTGCCTGTGAGACGGTACGTAGAACGATACTCACTCCCGAGGCCAGAGACTATCTCACCGAAAAAAGACGCCAGCATGACCAGGCTCGAAAGGACAAAAAACGAGAATACGCGCGTCTCTGGTATCGAAAAAACAAAGAACGACTAAAAAAGCGACGACAAGCACACCCCAACTACAAGCGCCGCATGCGATCCGCCAATGAGCAGTACCGAAAAGCCAAACGCAACGCCTACATCTACACTCACGACATCGAAATCCAACGCCGCATAGATACCATTTACGACGAAATGCGTCAGCTGAACGAAGCCGGCGGCGACTACGTGGTGGATCACATCATTCCTATTCAGAACGAGTTGGTATGCGGATTGCATGTGCCGTGGAATATGATGGTTTTGACGCGCACCGAAAACTCAACCAAGGGCAACGGCTTCGATCCGGACCACGATTTCTTAAGGCGAAAAAAAGCCCCGACTTGCGGGGCATAAACTGGCTAGCTCAAACCAGTGAGGGGAGTCTCAATGATGAAACTTCAAAAATTGTGCCAACTTACTGTTTGATTTGCAATGTTTTCAGTCGCACTTCGCGCGCCTCTTTGGCGGGCACGACCCGCTCTTGAGTGGCTTTATACTTCCGCACCGGCCACATAACCCGATACGCGCCGATCGACGCCTCTTCAGCGTCCTGCATTGCGGTCATGATCTCGGTCTGCAGCGCGTCGATTTCGGAGTCTAAATTTTTGGCGTCTTGGCGCAGTTTGACCAGTCGATCGACCTGATCGGTCAGCCCTGGCAGATCAATACCGCCATCGGCTTCGGGATATGCTTTTTGAGCATCATCGACGTTTACCGGCTTGTACGGCTCTTCAGACTCCACACGCTCGGCAAACTCTTTGCAGATGTCTTTGATGCGTTGCGCGATTTGTTCGTCGTACCGATAAATTTTGATGTGGCGTTCGATGCCGCGGTGAAGAGTGATCAAGATTCCAAAGCTAGCTTTGACTGCCATCATTTGAAGTTGCAGCTGCAGAGGTCCACGATAAAGCGGCACATCATCCCGGCGAAAATCCGAAGTCACTTTGCACTCGATCGGGATCGGGCCGGATATTTGGATGGACGCTTCGCCGCCGTCAATTTCAACCAGTTCATTCGCGAAAACTGTGACAGGGGCCGGTACGGTTGTCAGGCCGTCTAAGCTGCACTGATAAAATTCGTCGGATTTGTCGATCACTGGCGGGGAACATAGCGGCTCCGGAATGCCCAATTCTTCGCAGCAGTTTTGCACTAAGGTTTCCTCAAGCAAGTTGCCGCAGATGCCGGGTTCACCAAGTGAATCAACGCGCTCATATTTGCCGTGTTTAGCGTCGATTGATTTTCGCAGTTCATCGTTTGGCGTGCTCCAGGGATGCCCTTGGCCATACTTCCAAAGGTAAAGAACAGGGATGCGTGATCCCGATAACAGATCGTCTCTCGACATTTTGCCAACCATCTTGTGACTCCCTATGTTGTAAAGAAACTTGACACCCGCATTTTTAACATTATGCTCGCGAAATACAAGGAGAACTTATGGATATCGAACAAGTCATTGAACATTTCGGCGGCGTCATGCAAGTGGCGGAGCGTTTGGGTGTGACTCGCCAATCGGTCTATGACTGGCGGAAAAGCGGCAAGATACCGTTTGCACGCCAGGCGCAGATCGAACTGGAGACCGGCGGACACTTCAAAACAACACGCGGAAAGAGGGCGAACAAATGACCGAAGAAAATATACAAAGAATCATCGAAATGCACCGGTCAGGCGCACCGATCCCAGATATCGCAGAAGAAATGGGCGTTGCCTTGGTCACGATCAAGCGTTGGATTCACAACATCCGCCGCACGCATGACCTGCCGTATCGTAAAAAATCAACACAGAAGACGCGGATCGATCGGGCCGAGAATGATGACGAGGAAACGCCTTGGAATCTGAAGCTGGCTCGTGAATACATCACTTCGGAGTGGCGGGTATGAAGCGCAGCAAAGTGTTAAAGAAACTCAAAAAAGCGTACATAAAAATGTTGTCATGTTATGCACGGCGGAAACTGGCCAAGGCGTATGAACTTGAAGACAAGGCGATTCTTTTGGAACTGCAACTGAAAGAACAGCGCGAACTGGTGGACGAGATTGATGAAGGGTTGGATGCGCTGAAGGAGAAGCGCGCATGATCGAGGTGTATGAACTAATCAATCGATTTCAAAAGATTGCGGATAAAACTGGTCGTAGCAAGATGAGTTCTTTTTCTGTGGAGCTGTACTTCAATTCACGCTTTTCCGAAAACGACAAGGCGACTATCAGTGTAGGTGGTTACGATATTGGTGGGTGGCCCCGACACCACACGATTGAGTCGACTGGCAAAACTCTGGTTGATGACTTGCGTGCGCTTGTGGAAAGCGCAGAAAAAGAAACTGCCAATGATGGCTGGTGTGATGACTGTGGCGATTACACTTCATTTGATCCAGAAACAGGCAAGTGTAAAAGTTATTGGTGTGGAGAAAGCGCATGAGTGGCGATCATGATCGATATGCTTCGATAAATCAGATCAAGTCTGACGGCTCAACCGCCAAGTATTACGAGCTGCCAGGTAATGCAACTGAATTACAGGACTTGATTTCGTACAAGAACATGAATGCGCAGATCGGCGAGATATTCCGTGCGTGCTATCGATACGGACAGGTCGAGCACAGCGAGATGCTGCGCGACGCCAAAAAAATCAAGTTCTACGCCGAGGCTGAGATCAAACGATTGGAGACATATGGTGAGCGCTAAGAGCAGAAACAAGGGTGCGGGCGGTGAGCGCGAGCTGGTCAATCTGATATTCGATCAGACCGGCATCCGGTTGGAGCGCAACTTGGCGCAATCATTTGCCGGAGGGCATGACCTGATCGGTTTGGATGATTGGGCGATCGAAGTGAAGCGATACAAAGAAATTGGCGAAGCCGAGAAACGTGCCTTTTGGGTGCAGGCGGTGGAGCAAGCGAATCGTGTGGGCAAACGCCCAGCGGTATGCTTCCGGGCTGACCGGAAGCCGTGGAGGGTTCTGGTGCATGCCGGAACCGACGTGTTTGATGAGGTTGAATACAACGCAACAGCAGAAATCTCATTGGACTTATTTTGTGGACTAATAAGGGAGTCATTAAATGCAACTCAATCAAGTGAAAAAGGGCGGGACCTTGAAGCCGCCAAGGGTGTTAGTGTATGGACCGGCGGGCGTTGGTAAGACAACATTTGCGGCGGGAGCACGAAACCCGATTGCAATACCAATCGAAGATGGTTTGGGGAAAATCAGCATCGACGCTTTTCCAACGCCGGGATCATATACGGAAGTGCGTGATGCTCTTGATGCGCTGGTGAACGAAGAGCACGACTACAAGACCGTGATCGTTGATTCTCTGGACTGGCTGGAGCCGTTGGTGTGGAAGCAGACATGCGAGGCGAACAGCTGGAGCACGATCGAGCAGCCAGGATTTGGGAAGGGCTACGTTGAAGCGCTGCGTTATTGGCGGGAGTTCTTGGATCGCCTGAACTATCTTCGGGACGCCAAAGGCATGACCACGATCCTGATCGGTCACTCTGAGATCAAGCCGTTTCAGGCGCCTGATTCGGAAGCCTATGACCGATACATCATTAAGTTGCAGAAAGCGGCGTCAGCGCTGGTTTCTGAGCACTGTGATGTCATCGGGTTTGCACAGTTCAAATCATCGACTGTGAAGTCTGAGGAACGCGGACGCACCCGCACTCGCGCAGTCGGATCGGGTGAGCGCGTGCTGTACACAGAAGAACGCCCTGCATACCTGGCGAAAAATCGGTATGGTCTACCGCCGGCGATGGAAATGAACTGGGAGTCATTCGCCAAATCAATCAAAGGAGAAAACTAAGATGTTTGATGCACAAGCAGTCGCGCAACAAGCGCAGGAAAATAGTCCAAATATGGACCGCACACCAATCGAGCCGGGTTGGTACAAGGTCACGATCGCTCAGTTCGAGCGCGTACTGAACAAGAACGGCTCTGGCGAGCACTTGAAGATCGAGTTCGATCTGGAGAACCGCCGGAAGGTCTGGAACCGGTACAACCTGAAGAACACGAACGAAAAGGCCGAGCGCATCGCAGTTGAGCAGATCGCCCAGCTGTGCGTTGCATGCGGCTACAATTCGATCAGTGACGTGTGGAATCCGGTGGAACTGATGGGTAAGTCATGCGATCTGTATATCGATGTGGACGGCACATATAACAACGTGAAGTCAGTTCGAAAGTGTGAAAGCACGCAGCAGGATCACGCGCAAAAGTTGTACGGCACTCAGCCGGCGGCTGCACCCAGTGCTACCCC